TCACCTGATCAGCGAATCGTACTGCTTTTCACAGAATCTTCCGGCTTCGGCGGCCCGATCAGCGTATTCTGCCAGTTGTCGGTTTCGCTCGAGAGATTTGCTGAGCACGTCGGCAAGCAAAACTCCGGTGTCTGCGGCTGACGGCCCAGCGCCGATAGTGGCGTTATACTGCCTGAGCTGCTCACGGATGGCAACGAGCTGTTGCTGCAACCTGCCAGCGCGAGCGGCAGCATCAAGAGCATCATTGCGCGCCCTGTCGAGTGCCCGCTGCGCTTCACGTTCATTGGTCGTTTTCTCCTGTTCTTGAAGCGAACGCAATTTTGCGTCGGCCTGCTTCTGGTCCGCCTGTGACTGTGCATACCCGGCATCGTACTGGATGCTACCGTGAATATTCCAAGCAACCATGCCGCCGACCATCAGAGCAGCAAGCATCACCACGATAAGCAACTGTTTCCAGTATGCTTTGACGAATGCCCAGATCATAACAGCGCCTTACGGGCTGCACCGTAACGCGCCCGCCGGTCATCGATACCGTTCTGACCACCATTGATAATCTGCGTGACGCGAACCAGATCACCTGTATATTTCATGCAGCCTTTGGTGGCGAAGAACCACGCCGCGCTACGGGCCGCATACTCATCCTGCGCCAGCAGTTCAGGCTGCGCAACCAGCTCAATTTTGAGCCCGTTACCGCAATCACGGTAATTGTTCAGGCCGGTGATCTGGATAAGCCCGCGCCCACGGTAGCTCCATCCGTCGCCCGGGCCATTGTTGCCCATGCGCTTGCTGTACACCAGATTGGCGATCGCGCGCTGGCGTTCCAGCGGAAGAGACTTCTCATACGTTTTACGGCCCAGCGCGTTGGCCTGGTCTGGAGTGATACGCCCGGCACGAATGAAACCTGACAGACCACTCACGCTGTAGTTGAAGTTTTCTTGCAACCGGGTAAACCCTCCGGACTCATGCCCGACCTGCGCAATAAACATCGCCTGATCATCTGGCTTGGTAATGCCAAATTCATTCATGGCAGCGGTGATATGTGAATACCAGCGCGTGGCCAGTTGTTCAGTGATGCCGGCAGAGCGCCGGAACTGGTTAATGTCCATGTTGAGACCTCGATATTTTGAATATCTGCACGACGTTACCGCGCGTCTTCATAACGGCGGCAAGCATGACAGCATTGATGATTACCTCTGATAAATCAGCGGCCATTGGTGTGTGATACCAGATTGCATATGCGGCGCGGACGGGGATGCTGGCTGAGGCCACGATAAGGAAGTAGGCTATCCATCCACCCCACCGGCGATGTTGCGATCCATTACGCCGGAAGGTTCCGACGCGGATTGCTATAGCGGAACAGATAACCGCATTGGCAATGAGTAAAAGCAGCTCATGAGTTGTCATCGTCTTTTCTCCCCGGGATTAAATCGCGTGGATTGTCGGAACGGTGATAGAGCCAGATACCAATACGTACTGCGACGATTGCTGACACGAACGCGCCAGCAGAGAAGACGATCCCTTTCTCGAAAGAGTCCTGCGTGATAGTTGGGATCAGGCTGGCTACGCCGATAAGGATTGATGCAGTTGGTTTGTAGAAGAGAAGCCCGCAGAGAAAGCTAAGCATTGACAGGAGAACACGGCGGCGAATTGGATACTCAACAGCCGAGGTAATAAATATTACCGCACCTGATAAAGCGCCAAGAGCCACCTCTGGAGGAACCCCAGCGATAACCGCAGCCAGAGAACCCATGCTAAGCCACTGATTTAAAGACTCACTGGTTAGCTGGGCTGACATGACAACCACCATTTACTGCGCATAATGAACCCCCTTAGTTGGTGGATTCATCATACACAATAAACCGTATATGGTTTATTATTACCGTAAAATAATACTAATATTCAATAAATTTAACTATTTATACGAGAAAGATAGATTTGACTTCTGCATAACAAAAGAACGGGAAATTTTATCGCCGCTAAATGATGCACCGCTTATTAAGCCAGTTACCTCATAATCAGTGCTTCTAACTTCCGAAACGATGATCCCTTTGCTTGCATCGATTACTTTACTACAATCTTTGCCGCGAGAATCTTTAGCGCACTGCTGCTGAGATGGAGAGGCTGCAATCCTGTCCTTCAAAATAGCAGAAACATTCTCATCAACTGACGCCGCGAAGATGCTGGTTGATGAGCAGATAAAAATCGATGTTATCAATACTTTAATTTTCATTTACGCGTTTTTATGGTGTGTGATTTTACGATGATACACCATTGTATAGGGGTAGTCATGGGACGTATTGAGCGAGGAACGGTCATTTTATATCTGATTGCAATGACTGTCATTGGCCTCTTTTTTGTATTTAAAAACACTCCGCTGACAGGGCTGGATGAACGATTTCACTTTTTCAGGTCGTATCAGATAGCTCAGGGTGAAATTATTCCGAAACTAATCAATGGAGATAAAGGGGCCTGGGGCGGTTGTGTAGAGAGCAGGGCACTCAGATATGTGTGGCCATTTTTTGTGTCTCAGGATCAGAATCTTCCAGCAAGCAAAGAAGAAGCAGCTACTCGAGCTGCTGAAATTGATGCCACTGAAGACACAAGCACTACCTGCTTTAATTTCGCTCCATCAGCAGCTTATTCTCCAATACTATATGCACCTTCAGCAATTGGAATAGCAATAGCAAAGTACACTGGCGCAGGGATAGATACGCAGATGTATGCTGGAAGGTTAATGAACTTAGCATTTTTCATCGCCATGGTTTATGTGGCAGTAATGATGATGCCGGTCATGCGCATTCCTACATTGATGATTTTATCCTTCCCTACCCTCATTAACCTTGCATCGTCATATAGTCCTGATCCTGTCACTAACATGATCACATTGATGTTTATCGCATGCTGCTTACGGATGACCATCCTCAAAGAAAAGATACTCTGGCAGACGTTTACACTAGCTTGTCTGGTTGGACTTCTGAAAATGACGAACATCGCGTTCCTGCCATTCGTCCTACTAATCCCGTCATCACTGTTTTCAAATCGCAACAAATGGCTGGCATATATGGCTGGCAGCATTGTAGCGGGATGTATTGTCGCGTTGGCATGGAATGGATACTACTCATGGGTTCCGAGTGAATTTTGGCATTCAGGAGGAGATATTGTAGCAGCCAAGGCCTCCCTGATTGAAAGCCCGATAGGAATATTTTTATTTATAATTAACAGCGTTATAATACAAACACCTGATATGTTTAAAGGAATGTTTGCTACATTCGGTGGCGGCCCTAAGTTGTATTCATTCACTTCCGATGGTTTTTATTGCCTACTTTCGGTGGCAATTATAACTGCATCAGCAATTGTAAGTGCAGATAAAAATAAATCGACATTAAACTCAGCAAGATTATATCTCTTACCTATTTTATGTATTGGAAGCATTATTCTTGTTTTTCTGGCACTATGGATAGGTTTTTCACCACTTGGTCTTGCAGGTGTGGCGGGGGTTCAAGGGCGTTACTTCATAATTTCATTCTTAACGCTTATGTTATTTATAATGTTCTTTGTGTCAGGATCAAAGACTTTTGAAGTGATTTCTGGGTCTGCATCATCAATAAAACGAGATGTCCTTACTATTTTGGCTTTAAGTCACCTAGCGTTAATTGCTAATGTTAGTTACATGAGCATTGAGAGATATATTCCGCTTTATAAATAAAAATTAAGCGCCCATGTAGGGCGCTTTTTTTAGTACCCGTAAACAGACATACCAATAGCCGTATAGCACAGGCGGTGATTACCTGTTGCTGGAGTTGTACCCTGAACAGAGAACACCAACTGAGTTAATGTGCTGGCGTCATGATTATAAACTAGCCTTGTAGTTGGTGCCGTCGACAATTGGCAATCAGCATACACAGGCTGTTCACGGAACTTATGATCTGTAACATCGATTGTAATGCTAGTTACTCCTGATGCTAATGATTGAACTAATGTACCTGACGCTTGGTATCTCTGAATCTGAGCCTGACGTTCGGGAAATGAAACAGGAATTCCTCCTGTAGGAAGTAGGTACGTATTCCCCTGTACTTTAAAATTCTCGTAGTTTCCACCAGATAGTTCAGCCCCAAAGAACATAGGAAACTTAACATCTTTAAAAGTATTGTTAGAAACCAATGAGTTGTTTACCACATGCGGGCCGTTAGGTATGACTCCATATGTCGTTCCAGTATCAAGAACCCACCCTTTAAATGTATTTCCAGTAATTGTGATACTATCCATAACCCCAAGATTTGGGAGATTAATAAGTCGGCAATTGTCTTTCATTGCTGCTATTGAATTACCTGAAATAACTCCGTTGTGCGTGATGTAATTGCTAAGTCCGTTTATTATTTCTACCGATGAATTATAACCAGTTATTTCACCATTATCAGAGATAACAAAACCCTGACACCCACTTAATCTAATAGGATCTAGATAATCAGATACCTGATTACCAACAATGGATACAGCAATGCTCGCATCAATATATATACCTAATATACCATCACCCATTAAATTGTTTTCTATCCTTATACCTTCACATCTACCACCAGTAGGTACAGTCCTCGGGGGAACCCAAAATGGTCGACTAATAGAAATGATAGAGCTACCAGCAACATGAATATTCATTACGCTAGAACTAATATCATCCTCAAGAAGCGCGCGAATTCCATATCCGGTATCATCCGTTTTTGCACTAAAACCTGACACAGAGAAAATGGTGGAGTTGATAAACCTAAGCCCAGTAATCCCGGTCATTAGCACAGATGTTTGACGCCGTGCTCCATGAGTAAACGTGCACCCACTAATGACGAATGGCATACTACCACCATAATCAAATATAGAATGTAGATATAAGTATACCTGGTCATCCGTTACACCAGTAAAGTGTAAGTTACTAAATTTTACCGTATATCGCTTTCCATCTACTGTAGAGTTAGCACTCTTAGTCGTCTCAAGCAGAATGTGTGAAGTCCCTGTAATAATAGAGCTAGGACCTTCACCTACGATAGAGAAATTCTTAGCAGGAGATACACACTTACTAAGGAGGTTTACTTTAGTGCCGGCTGGAATGCGAATGCCGCTATGTCCCGATGATAATGCAGCCTGAAAAGCAGCAGAATCATCAGCAATGCCATCGCCAATAACGCCAAAATCTTTCACGCTAACAATATCTCTCATTTTATCCTGGAATGTGCGGTATACCGCACCAATACCGGATTGAAGAAACCATCCAAACCCACCAACAACACCAGCAATAGCTTTTTCAACATATGATTGCATGCTGCGATTATTAACAGCATCCAGGCTTGATAATGGATCAGCGAGATTCGATATTCTGTTGTTTAGTGCATCATACCAATTTGCAATGCTGGCAGGTTTGCGAAGAGCCAGACTTAACCAACTGCGTACCTGCTGAATCAGCATCGTCAGTTTATCAAACGCATTCTCATGAACCTCAGCAAAAAACTTTCCCTGGTTCCGTAGATCAGTTTCCTGTGTTACCGGCAGTTCACGCGATATTGAAATTTGGTATCCGCTTGTCAGTGCCGTTGACAGTATGACATTACCTCCCTGGTATCCTCCGGCACCTGTAACGGTGTAGTCGGTATCCAGAACCAGTTCGGTGATGTTTTCATCCAGGTCAACAACCTGCACCACCAAATCAGACTTATGAAAAATTCGGAAGGTATAGGGGAATGATGTCGTGACCCCGTTCCCCGTGTAGTCATTGTGGTCAACTTCGGTTGAAACCGTCATGTCATTTTCTCCAGATTGCTTTTGCGCCCGGCGCGCATGCACTCTGGATCATTCTATTACCCAAAAAAACCTTATATGAATCGTTTATGTATTAATAAGTTATTTTATTACCTTACAGGTAATTTGCATTTCATGCTGGATAGTCCTGATATCTTCTGCTACTGTATGTTTATACAGTGATTGCATGGAGAAGAAGAGATGCAACGGCAGTATCACCATCCGCTGGAAGAAGGATTTGAGGAAAGAATACACACGCCGGTAGGCGTTAGGTCCCTGGTGGAGGACTCGCACCTGATGAAGTTACTGCGGGAACTCGATAAAGATGGCTTCAATGTTGATGGGCCACTTGCTGAACTGGTTGCTCTTGTGAACTACGTCACAAGTTCTCAAATGACCATGCAGGATCTGCAAACGCATCTCGATTACTGTGCGGAACAGTTACGCAGACAGATAACATGAGTGATTCTATAGGCTATGAGTAAATTAAAATGTAAACAGTGCTACACTAATTGGCGCCATAAATTAGTGGCCTACACATGGAAATAAGAAATGAAAAAAGCATTAGCGATGCTATTTGTTCTGTTGTCTTTGGGTTTTGCTACACAGGCTTTTGCTGGAAACTGCCAGCACGACAGCGATACAGCTTCTGATGGATCGCGGTGCGGTGGTCGTTCTGCTGATTCTCGTCCTGGTGGGCGTTAAAAATTAAGGCCGCTTCGGCGGCCTTTGTGACATGTCACGCTCATTCTATGTAAGTCCGATGTACCCTGCTACACCAGATAATATTAAAACAACTGCGGCTGCAAACTCACCGTCTTCAATGATACCTTTACGGTTTATCAAGCCAAGTACGGAAATAACCAACACAACAAGAATGATAACAATCATTTTCGCATCCTTATTGCGGAGTAACATCCTGAGGTCGCCACCAGTATGTCTGGTTAAATTCTTTCTTCGAACGCTGCTCCATCTTACGCAGATAGCCAGGGGAAAAATACTCCTGCATCTGGTTAAAGATCATATGATCAAGCGCAGCCTTTAGGTACCAGATGTTGGCACCAGGTGTCAGACCTTTTCCAAGCTTAACCAGATCACCACCAGTTTGCTCGCTCTTACCTTCTACCGCATTCAGCGGGATTCCCTGCCCGATCTTAATGACATCATCTACGAGACCAGCGACAGGCCCGAGCATTGAAGCCAGTGCGCCGCTTCCGTACCTGGTGTGATCCGACAGCAGGAAATCACCGTACAGGCCAAGACCACCGCCTTTCAGCAGAGCACCAAGCCAGAATTTAGCAGCATCTTCACCGGCCATATCCCGCGGATTACGGCCTGATGCCATGTCATTTAGTTGCTGAGAAAGCGCGCCAAGTATTGTCGTGCTGGCTATAAACGTCGCGATATAAGCAGCCCGCCCACCAGCAGAAGGCATACCCATAGCCCGAGACCAGTGGCGCATCACAACAGAGATCGGGAATGACTTGAACAAGAATACGCTGCGGGTTAATTCACCTTTCCATGTTCCGCGCTGGATACCTGAACCGGTAACCATCTGCTCACGCGCACCCGGAGTTATCACAGCCATGTCAACTTCTTCGGTAACCGCTCCGAGTAACTTACGCATTGCTTCAAACTTCACGCGCTCCGGTGATCCGAGGTGCTCTACAGCAGCATCGGGTATACGCATGATGCTTTCCGGAGTCAGCATCGTATCGTTGCCTTTCCCCCAGTCCTCCTGTTGCGCCAGCTTCCACACGCTCCAGTCGGTATCGGTGATTCCTTTGCTTTTCAGTATGCGGAAATCGTCATTAGACAGGCTTTTCAGATCCGGTGTTCTGGTAACAACATCACCAAGACTGCCCATCATAGTGACACCGTAGGCACGCTTGTGCGCGTCGGACCACGCAGTTAATCCACTGGCGCGCATAACCGCAGTTGCAGCCCACCGGGAGACAGACGGCCCCATATTATCCATCGCCCAGCGGTTAACGCTGCCGAGCAGTGATTCCATAGCCAAGCCAGCACGACGAGCCCTGGCCAATTCAGTGCGATTCGTTGGGTCCATAGCTTCAAGCTGGTTACGGAATAGCTGATTCATCGGAAGGTTGGTAACCTTCGCTGACAGGTACATGGTTCCAAGATCAGAGAACGATGACAACAGCGCAGAACCGAGACGACTGGCAACCATCCAGTTGCGGATGTTATCCGACCAGCGCGCAATATGCGGGTTTGCAACAGGCTGAGTTTTACCAGAAATAAAGTTATACAGGTTCTCAGTATTGTTTGCCTGGCGCTCTATGCGACCGGTATCCTGCGGGTTAGCCGTAGCTGTCTCTGATTTTGTCTGATCCAGTAGTGAGTGGAACACATGATCCGGGTTTGGTCCGTAGGTTTCCACCAGCGCAATATCTTTACTGATACCCTCCAGGTGCCCTACCATGATTTCCCAGAGTGATCGGTCGCCGTACATCTGCTGGTACTGGAGGTATGAATCAGCGTCTTTAAAGTGGATCTGGCGTGAGGCGTTGCCACGGTTTGCCCGCGCACCGGAAATACGCATACCGGTATCAGTGAGTTTATTCAGGCCACCTGTGGCAATCGTGTTATAGGCTTCACCGAGAAAAGCTGATAACTCAGTATCATTCATCAACTGGCCGTCGGCGCGTGTGTAATATTTGCGATCTAGTTTACCAATCACATCACTTACCCACTTATCCTTCGATACTGCCCCAACCTTTTCCATAGAATGGTGCTGAGGTATACCCCAGTTTTCCAGATAGCCGATATCACCACCAGCATCATTAAACCTGCGGCGCAGTAGCTCAGTAACTTCGCCCCAGGCTTTCGCCCCTTTCATGGCTTTCGCATTTCCGGTTTTCTGGCCGCGCATCTCAAACACCAGATCACGGACTCCGGCTTCATCTTCAAACAGACCGAAGAAACGAGGATCAACAGCCTCGAACGCCTCCTGTAACTGGCTTAATGCGTAATCACGGGTCGCTTTCGTGCGTGACTCAACAGAGAGAAAGTTTGATTTCCCGTCAGCGCTGAAGGCGATCGTGCGGTTGAGTGCTCCTAGCTTTCCGTCAGCACCCTGATAACTGTTAATGAAGTTGTCCAGGCGCTGACGCGCTGCGATGGTAAGCGCGACACGGCGTTTTTTCAGTGCCGCCTCTCGCTGCAACTCTTCAGCCGCCAGTTGCCCGGCTCGGCGCAGGCGTTCAGCGTCGTTAAGTTGACGCCATGACATCGGATCATCACGGGCAATAGACCGCATATTGCGGTAAATGCGGTCTTCTATATTCTGTATTTCTCGGGCTGTAAGAGTGCGCTGTGCTGCCTGTTGCACGGCCTGAATACATTCCTGTCTCATTCAATTATCCTCTCAAGAAACACGCTACAGCCACGTCAAAAAGGCTGGAATCCTGTATTGCCTGCTCATTCTCTCTGCTCGCTTCGTCCAGCATTTCCCGAGCGCTTCTCGACTGCGGGTTTCCGTCATCATCCAGGACGGTGATAATCATGTCCGGAGACTCAACCAGTGAATCTTCAGCGATACGAAGATCCATATCTCCGGCCTGTTCAGCCGTTGGCCTTTGCTCTGCATGTCGCAATACAGCACCAGGTTCAAAAGGTGCAGACTCGTCAGGAGTCCGTACTTCTGCTGTTTTATAGAATGATATGGCCTGTGCGTTAAGATCGCTTTCTGCCTGCTGGCGTCGTGCTAATTCCGCCCGCGCTTCAAAGTTAACCCCACCCTCAACATTCGCCGCCAGATTATCCTTTGCCGTCTGTAGTCTGACCGACTCGTCATTGATACGCTGGTCAATATCACGCAGCCTTTCCTGACGCGCTACGCGTGCACGCGATAACTCGCGTCCGCTGCCTGAAGGTTGTTCGTTCATGACTCCTGAGCGTTCCTGGTTGAGTGTTTCAATGTATCGCTCAATACCGGCGATATCAGTCTGCAACTGATTAACCTGCTCAACGCCTAAAGCCTGAGCCGCTTGCTGTTCCAGCAATCTGGTATCAACAGCTATCTGAGTGCTTCCTTCTTCAGAGCGATACAGGGTTTCATCGATGGCCTGAGAAATAAGGTTTCTCCTCCCATGAATATCGCTAAATGATGCTGGTTCGGCAATGCTGGACACATCAACTGCACGGCCCTGGCTTACGTCATTCATCGCCTTCTGTAGCGCCTGTATATGCGCATCACGTGACAGGACATTAACAGGAACTCCAGGGGCTACATCAATCTCAGCGTGATGTGAGGCATTGGCTGCCAGCGCTGCATCCACCTCAGCCGGGGAAAATTCAGGAGTTGCAGCGCTCTCACCGCGAGCGTTCAGGAACCTACCTACACCACCAAACGCCACACCAAGAACCGCATCGATGGCGATAGACTGGCGATCAAACACATCGTACTGAGCAGCCATTTCGTTATAACCGCCATCACGCAGCGTCTTTGCAGTAAGTCCGCGCTGCGCCATCCCAAAGGCAATGTTAGTTCCGGCTGCGTATGCGATATCTGGAGCTGCTCGAACAGCAGTAGCTGCAACATTACGCACAGCACTTTCACCTGTCCTCGCTAGTTGTGCGCCAACACTTTCTGCCAGCGCACCACCAGCGCGTAGACCGAGGCTCATAGGGATCAATGTGCCAGCGCCAGCAGTGACACCCTGCACCAGACCAGCTTCTTGAGCAGTCCTGAAATCTACTCCCTGAGCAGTCAAGCGTTCAAACTCAGAGAAACCCTGCAACGCAGTGACGGCTGCAGCCCCGCCAGCAGGACCAGAAAGCAGTGTTCCTACTACCGCCTGTCCGCCCATGTCGAACAGACCATGCAGAACCTGACCAGCAGTTCCTGTCGTAGCTGAGTCAGGCGTCAGGCGCTTTACCTGTTGCTCTGCGAGCTTACGTTGTTCGGCTATGTACTCAGCGGACGTGTCATTGATGGAAGTATTTTCGTTAACAAACTTCGCGATCGGTGAGACGATCTTATCCATTCCAGCCCAAAGAAGCTGGTCAGGTTTGGCAACCAGTCCAGAATACAGACCTGATACCGCAGCGGTACCTGAGTTATCGAAGAATCCGACATCGGTATTAAACCCTGCTGGGTTAGACGCTGCTTCATCCAGTTGCTGATTCTGGTTAACTGCGTTGAGACCAAAGTAACTCATTGCGGGATCCCCTCTGAGAATCTCTGGCGCTGTTGGGTAAGATCAATGACGACAGGAGTTCCATCATCTTTCAGCAAATACCCAGTTCCTAGCTTCACAAGATACTGGCTATCTCCATAGCTTTGCAGACCATACTGCCCTGGTGGGGCCTTTATTCCAGCACCAGTCACCTGAGTTTTCCAGGCCTGATCAACTTGTTTATCAAATTGCTCGGCAGACATCCCCCACGGCAACAGCACGCTGCCCATGCCGTTATAGTCATGTACGCCACCAGTAGCTACGTTAACAGCCTGCTTCCATGTGTCACTGTCAATCTCACCTGATACAACGCCCTTCTTCGCCATCACGCCAGCGTAATAATCCTTCGCTATCTCGTAGGCCATTGATGCGCCCTGCGCGTCACCGGCAAACGCATCCTTCACCATGTCAGAGAACTCAAGACGAAGATCGTTATCTTTCGGCATTGGGATGCCTTTCACATCATCTGTACCTTTGCGAGCTGCTGCACCAGAAAGGATGGTTTGTGCTGCCGATTCAGGTGATACAGAAACATCAGGGTTAAACCAGTTTTTCTCAGCCACAACACCGCCTGGCTTATCCATAAGGATCCCGGCGACAGCTGCCGATGGGGCATTGGCGCTGATCTGCTGAAGCGCCGACATATATACCTGACCGCCTCCGGTGCTCTGCCGAATGGTGTCGAGATATGCAGACTGCTGAGAAACTGGTGCATCGCGAAAGAAGGCACCTATTTGATTGGCTTCATCTTTGGAAAAGAACGTCAGCGGCGTGCCGTATGATTTAGCCAGATCTACAGCCTGAGACGCCCGAAGGGCAATCGTCTGGCTGAAATTGTTCTGGTTGGTCATATCGATAGGCTTTGTTTGCCCGGAAGAAAGTGAAAACTGAATTGGGTCTGCTTTACGTTGCGCGAGAACAGTACTGGCAGCAGAGACAACTGCGTCATAGGTTTTGGCGCGCGCTGCATATCCTTCACCAGTTTCACCGGTGTCTGGCTTCAGGTTTTCTACCGCAGCCTGAATGCTGCTGGTCGGCATATTGCGAAAGGATCCGATGTACTGCCCAGCTATCTGTGTGTTGCGAAACTCTGTGTAGCGGAGATTGCCTTCACGCACGCCGTAGGCAGCGAGGAAGTCGTTCTGCGTGGGGGCATCAGGGAAGTCAACGCCGCGCATGTATGCCGCGCTGGCATCGCGCACACGGCTGTCGATATTGGTGCGATATTCCGCCTGTTGCTGCTTGCGGATCTGGTCAGCCTGGCGAAGGAACGTCGCCTGAGCCTCCGGAGATGCAGCGTCAAATGCCGCGTTGCCGGTATAGCGCTTTGTGCTGGTAGGAAGTTGTGATAGACCTATGGCCGCGCTAACGCCGGTAGCGAGCTGCTGATCGCTGTACGGCTGGCTGCCGTTCTCATGTTGGATAATGGAGGCACACAAAGCCTTTAGCGTGTCAGGGTTTGATGCATCAAGCGGCTGATCAGGCGTTACGCCGAGCTGCGCACATACCGCCTGAATATAGGCGTCGGTGTTATTATTGTCAGACGGCGGCGCCCAGCGGTTAATGATGTCGTTGACAGTATCAATGCCCTGCCTCTGGTACGACAGTAGATTGCGGCCCAGCGCTCGGATGCCGTGTTCTGGAGTTTCGAACTTGGCAAAGCGACCATCATCACCGGTCTGGCCTACCCACGGATTGGTTTTGCTGTACTCAAGGTTGCCTGGGTTATTATTGCGAATGCCACGGGCGCTATCACCAGAACCACCATCTGATACCGCACGGCGGGAGCCGGTAACTGTATCGCTTAACTCACCATTGCTCTGAATGAACTCGATGGAGTTGTTGGCTGACCACTGCGACAGTGACGCGTCGGCGACCTTCTCCTTGAACTCGATCTTCTTGGCCTGAATCTGCTCAGTACTCCAGCCATGCGCGGCACCGTAATCTTCAATCTGCTGAAATGTCTGCTGGTTGTAGAGTACATAGTTGTCATTGTCGCCGTAGGCGGCGGCAGCCAGTTTACCGTTGTTCGCCAGCATCGCCTGGAACTGCCCTTCTTCATAGGCATTAAGTTGGCTTATCTCATGTCGTCCAGCCTGGGTAGTGAACTGAATGCGCTGCTGCTGCGCCTGCTGCATAAAACCAGCCCGGGCACCTTCCGGCAGTGTCATCGCGATCTGCTCTGCCTGAGCATCGAACTGTTGGGTGTACTCCTGACCTTTGCCGAGCGCATTTTTACCATGGAGATTCAGCAGCCCGGTATCCGGGTTAGTCAGCAGATCACTGGAAATCTGGCTGAGTTGCAATGAGGCATCCTGAGCCTGAGCAACATCTGCGCGCTGCTTTGCCTGTGCAAAAACATCGACATATTTATCCGCAACCCCACCTAAAACATCGCCCATCTGTGGAGTATTAAATGTTTGTAGGCCTGGAGACTGAAACCCGCGACTTTCAACCTGACGACCAGTGACTGTTGGTACTGTTGGCATTTCGGTATCTCCTTATCGACCGGTTGGTGTGCCTATTGCGGCAGATATAGGGGCCGCTTTACTTTGCGAAAAAGGATTCCAAGTGCCCCCGCCCATCTGATAAGCCCCATATGCCTTCAGTGGCGCGGTTAGTAATGTCTGAGTCAAGCCTGCACTTCCTGCACTGCGCGCTGAATTTGCCTGAGACTGATAATTTGCCCCCTGAACACGAAAACCATATGCCTCTCTCTGGGCATTATTCACAGTAGTCAACGCATCGAGCGCACCGAATTGCGCAGTATCTCCGAAGATGTCCAGGGATGAACCGCTGCCCAATTCTGCGCCAGTTGCCGCCATGGTTGCCGCCTGCGTTCCCTGTCGTTGGCGCATTTCTCTGCGACGCTGATCTGCCTCTGCGTTACCTCTGTTTATGGAATCCTGAGCCTGAGCCTCTGCCACATCGGCATTTTTCTCTGCTACCGCAGAAGTGTATTTTGCCTGCTGGTTTTGGCTGTACATTGATGCGGCAGTTGATGCCACTGTGACTGCAACCATTGCTATAGCCGGGCTACACATTATTTTCTCTCCATGTGGAATCGGTGAAACGGTAGGTTTTTAATGCCGTATGACTGAGGCTCATCGATGGTGAATCCCAACCAGTGAAGCCACGATTTGGCGACGTGGTTACGCGCATCAACATAATTTTCAAGATACGGATAAACGGTCAGCATTGCATTGACCACTTTTCCGCAGCGGCGAAGGAAGGTGCGCTGGTATTTCTCCAGCGCGTCAGTGCCCACCAGCCATGGAATTCCGCTGCCGCCGATCATCGATGCTGGTGCTACGCCAAAGACAGTCACCACTTCACCATTAATTAATCCGGCACAGCAAAATGTTGACGTGCGCAGACCGGTTTCCAGGACGCGGCGCGGACTCCATCCATTGGTTGCCAGAAATTCATCGATATCAGCCTGGCGAACAAGCGGAATAATGGTTTCTATATGCTCTGCGGTAGCGGGTACGATCTGAGCGTTAATCATTACTTGCCACCAACAGTAAGCCGAGGAATAACAGCCAGAACAGACAGCGGGAGAGGATCTTGCTGACGAACCTTAACGCGTCCGTTTTTATCCCAGTTACTGTCCAGGTTGACTTCTATTTTCCCTGTAGCGTCCTTAACAGGATCATCATAAAACTCATCATCACGCTGTGGGTATTCATACCAGGTTCCGCCAGGAGTTGTTGCCCATATGCCTCGGCTTGCGTTGACCACCATCGTGACAGTAGGAATGACCTGCTTTTTGTCCAGCAGCGTTTCCTGCCCGTTGATATTGATATCCAGAGTTTCGAATTCAGCGGTGATAGGCAGACCGATATGAACAACTGCGCCAGGTGATTCCAGCGTGACGGAGCCACCAGTTACAGTTTTTTGCGGCTCAACGCTGGCGTCTGACAGGATGTTTACCGTCTGACCTTCGAGGTGCGACAGTCCCCCGAACGTCTGGCGCGCCATCTGCCAGTTAGTTGTGGCCGCGTTACGCAGAACAGGTGGAACGTTGCGATTGAATCGGACGGTAACTGCGGTATTGCTGGTTACGGAGATGATATCGCCGCGCAGCTCTTTAGCCACCGGTTCGTTAGTGTCTGGATCCGTACCGGTATATGGGAACTGAATCTGAGAACCAACATCAGTATTAACGAAGTACGCTCCACCACTCACCGTAACCTGATAATCAACCTGATAGCTCCAGTCACCCGTGCCACCGCTGATGGTCATTGTGCGTGATGATGTGTTTCGTCCGTCGTAGCTCAGGCCGCAGTCGACAAAGAACGCATCTTCATCGTTGGTGAACAGGCGACTGGACAGGCGTTCGATGTAACGTTTTGTCTGCCCGTTGATGGTACGGTTAACCACGAAGTAAACAGCATCCTCGCTTCCTTCACTGATAGAGCAGGTACTTTCGTACTTACCGGCGCTGGATTGTGGCGCCCATGCGAAAACCTGTTGATCGCGCAAATAGGTCAACACCAGCAATTTACCGTCATCCCGAATGCAGAACGCACTGCTGTACGGCACGATGCAGAATGACCAGTCGACAATGCTATGCTTCTGGAAAAGGTGGTTTGCCAGTATCGTCAGGTCCGTACCCTGGTACCCGTCAACATCAAACGAATACGCCAGATCGCGCACAACGCTTCCCTTCTCCTGGATGAACAACGCGATGTTAGCCACGGCGATAGGCGGTACGTTACTGGATCCGTTATTCCCCTGAGAGCTGAACGAGAACGCCGACGGCGTGAGAACCTTATTCTGGTCCCCGGATATCGTATATTCCCCTCCGGAAGTCAGCGCGACCAGGTTGCCAACGTCAATAAGATGGCGGATCTCATTTACCTGTCGCCCGGCGTAGGTGTAGATAATCCGATCGTCATCCTGAATCGGGTTGTTCTTGCCGAAGTCTTTGTAGTCGCCGGTTCGACTCGCCCAGATGGTTTGCGGGTACGCGGTAGACGCGGCAAAGTAAAGGCGCTGTTGATAGTAGACAACGGTGCTCGGATAGCCGTTAACGCTGTTCCAGGCATATCTCGCCCATTTATAGCTGCTGTTAGCTGAGCCAACTACCTGTGATGGGATATAACTTACAACTGTTGCTGTAGCGGTTAGTCCGTCACCAGCTACTGCTGTGATACGCGCAACGCCAAAACCACTGTGCAAATATTCCCACTGTATACCGGTATCACCGCCCCACCCATCCCAGGACATACCTTCAGTGTGAGATGGTCGCAGTGTGCCGGTTTTTCCGCCAGTATTGGCCCGGTAGTAGTTGCTGTCCGCACGGCGCACATCATTGATGGTTGTGTCTTTGCTTGTTTCCCATACCGGTACGGAATCAATAGCAGGCTGCTCGAGATAGAACAATTTTCCGACCTGCTCAGCACCGAAGATAGCAGAGCTGGCCGTCAGCGTAATGGTGCCGGTGCTGGCGCTGGCGTATACCTTCACTGTCTCATCAACGTTGATATCTTCGAACGGTCCGTTTTTGGTGGTGACGTCGACAATCTGCCAGTTGTCGTGCGCATAGCGGCGCAGTTCTTTCGGCGGGTAAGCAGGATGTACCAGCGTCAGAACATCGGCGCTCTGCGTGAATTTGATGCGGAACAGGTCAGCCTCAGCATACGGCATCGCCAGTTCGTAGATCACATTGCTGCTGTTCAGCACATATGCACCGTCTTTGATAACGCGCATGTAGCCGTCACCGAACTCCAGCGCATAGGTCTGTACAGTCGAGAACTGGAAAGGGATTAACCGGCACTGGCGATCAGGATATTTAGCTGGGCCAACAAAGCGCGTACCGGGTCGGTTCTCGACACCGCCATACTGACGAACAATGAAGTTATCACACTTGCGAAGCGCCACCTGATACTTTGACATATCAATGCGGCCATACAGTGACGGACCAATTTCACCGCCGGCAAAGCTCGGTTGAATCCAGCTAAAAGCCATTATGACAACCTCGCTGCTGTAAACTCATCTACCGGTGGTTGTGGCTCCTGCGATTCGTTCTGGCTATGTGAGCCAGCACTCAGGATCACACGGTTGTACATCGTCAGTGCGTTGTTACCGAGATCTGCGCTACCGGTCAGCGCCATGTTGATGGCTGCAGCAAGACGCCAGGAAAGCGCCTCCATGAAAATGGCGTCATACATATTTACGTCAGTAACCCGCGCCACGTACTTCAACCACGCTTTCGGCTGATCGGTGTAAATGAGCTTACCTGTCAGGTCCTCATTGGAACCGACAACATACTCAATGCGCTGCGCAGCGGTGGGGTTGCGTATACCAGACGGCATGATCTCGGTTATGCGAACACAATCAGATGGGTACTGGTAAGCGTATTGCCAGTCTGGAGGTGGATTATTGGTATCAGCCAGCGCCACGCGCTTGGTAGCAAAGTTCCAGTCAAAGTCAGCCAGTGCTGCATCACGGCAAGCATCGAAATGCAGCGAGCACTGCCCCGCCTCCTTACTGGCTTCATTCAGGCTGTTAATGCTGCGGCTGTTGCCGATATTGCTCAGCGCGCGGTTGCAAATCTCGATAACGGAGGCCATTAATCATCCTCCCCGCCGTAGAGAGTTTGCGCTGCTGATTTAGGTTGCTCACCGGATACTGGGCTGAGTGCCATATCAGTGATCTGGAGACTGGCGTTATGCTGCATTCCATCTTCAGTTTCGCGGGTAGACGTTGAGCGAATAGTTGCCTTTGCGGTGATCATTACTTCAGTGCCAGCGGATTGAGGCGTTGCCTTGAGCTTGGAGAGCGTCTCGTTGTTTAACTCAATGCAAAGGCCCCACGGATAATCATCACGAGTCTGGGTTTTGCCATCCTCATCCTGATAGGTGTCGGTGCCGGTTTTGAGGTTTACCAGATCCATAACGGACTCCTGCAAGAAGGGGGCCGAAGCCCCCTGTTTGATTAGCGAGGCTTAGACGCCCAGTTCTGCACGCTTTTCGGCGATCTCTTTTGCCAGCGTTTCAGCCGTTTTATTACCCGGCTTCTTGCCTAGCAAATCCTCATACTTCTGCCGAAGCAGAGTAAGGTCTTCGCTTACCGCACCTGTGCCATCAGATTTCAATTCTTCCACTACCGGCTGAACAGCAACGGAAACTGGAGCATTGACAACTGAAACCGCTGATTTGCCTTTACGCTTTTCGGCGATCTCTTTTGCCAGCGTTTCAGCCGTTTTATTACCCGGCTTCTTGCCTAGCAAATCCTCATACTTCTGCCGAAGCAGAGTAAGGTCTTCGCTTACCGCACCTGTGCCATCAGATTTCAATTCTTCCACTACCGGCTGAACAGCAACGGAAACTGGAGCATTGACAACTGAAACCGCTGATTTGCCTTTACGCTTTTCGGCGATCTCTTTTGCCAATTTCGCCGCATCGTTCAATGGTTCCAGCGCCGTTCCTGGTTCACCGTCATACTCAACTTCAGAACCTTCAGGCCAGAGGTTGTTATGAATGTGAGATAAGCGCAGGACGCGGTATCTTGCTTTTTCACCTGACATCGCTATCCCCTTAGCCAGTCACTTTTGAACGAGTCGGGTAGTACGGGCTGTTGTTATCAACATCCAGGTTAATTCCCGAGGTAAACGCGCCAGCCGTCAACGGACCGGTACCAACTGAATAGTTCACGCGCAGATAGCGCTGAACACCTGCCGGAACCTTTGCAGAGAACAGGCGCTTGCCAGCAGTCAGCGCAGCCAGTGCCAAAGCACCGCTGTCATAGATAGTTGTCCAGGTGGAGTTGTCAGGGCTGGTCTGTAGCTGAACGTTCAGGGTCGCAGCACCAGCAGCAGTAGCAGTGGTATCAACGGTTGCCCAGAACTCCAGCGGATAACCAACGCCGATATCGCGGCGGGTGCCGTCGATAGGACCAAGGTCAATCACATCCGTAGAAGCAGCAGAAACTGTAACCGCCTGCTTCTCGGAGAACATCAACAGTTTGTCGAGGATCATTTTCTTTCTCCATTCATGGGCCGGTTAAGGCCCATTAGTTAATGACAGGCGTTAAACAACGCGCGCTTCTGTTTCCAGAATCGCATCGGTTTCACGGATTGGGATGCCACGGAAAGTGGTCCACCATTCGCCTTCAGTCTCTTTGACGGACAGAGCAAGAGAGGCTTTATCCAGAGATTGCAGGTCGAGTGCCTGGGCAACGGTACGGTTCATGTAGAAAGCCGCGCGGCCCATCTTCAGGTTAGGAACGCGGTGCAGCGCTTTAACCATCTGGGTAACGATGTTTGCAGCAGAAGCTGGAACAGACAGATCGCTCACATCGATATTGGCGATGCGAACAACGTAGCGCCAGTCACGCAGTGTCAGGCCGTTATCCCACTTGTAGTGAGTTCGGTAACCCTGATATTGACCACCAGCAGAATCACGCAGAGTCTGCTCACCGAGATCTTGCATCTGCAGACCGGCTTTCTGGCCTTTAGGGAAAATACCGTGAACAGTGTTTTCACCCCACACAACCAGCCAGATAGAAGTGTTATCAGTACCGGTGCCGCCAGCGTCGATAATGTTCTGACCGTTACCTGCTGATTTACTGGAATAACGGGATGCCAGCCCCATAAACTGCTGCGGGTTAACGCTGGTATCACCATAGAACAGGGTCTGAGCCATCTTCTGGTTCATTGCCTCAAGGAATGCCCGGTCTTCAGACAGACGGAATTCAGAGGTGTTACCATTCAGATCTGCCAGAGACTTATCGATTTCAGCATAGGTTTCCAGCATACCCATGGTGTCAGTCACCTGAGCTGTGGTGCTTTTGCTGTTCGGTACGCCATAGTTCAGGAGACGCCATGTCGCATCAGGAAGGCCAGTGCGTACAGTGGTTTTGTGACCGGTTGGAGAGTTACTCTCCATGATCATCATGTCCAGGAGAATTGGGTTGGTCTGGGAAAGCAGTTCGATAATTTTATCGACTTTCCCGTTTGGGTCGATGCGCTTACCCCAGTCTGCCAGCGTCAGCGCAGTTAAGCCTTTAACAGCCATGGTTATTTCCTCTCTTATTTGCCATAGAGCACTTCGGCAGCACTACGCTGACCGCTTTCTTTCCCGGTTACCATGCCGTCTTCCGACATGGCTTTACCGATTTTCACGAACGCCTTGACCAGTTCAGGGTGATTACCCAGGCCAGTGCCTTCCAGATATTCTTTCAGTTCAGGCGTACCGAACTGAGCAAGAGCACGCTGTGCAGCACTCAGGTTACCGGTGAGCTTATCTCCGCCGATCTCCTTGTCTGCCTTAACGTCAGCAGCCCACTGCTCGGTGGTTTTCTGCCAGGCTTCAACCTGCTGCTGCTGGACCATTGGCATGATCTTGGTGCCGTACAGGTCGACCATCTTCTGTGCCTGCTCATTGGTCAGGTTAAGTTCACGGGCGATAGGCTCGAACTGCTCCAGGGCAGCGGCATCAAGCTCTTGGCCTTCAGCTGGTTTGAACTCGTATTTCTCCGGCGCGCCTTCCTGCTTCTGGTCTTTTTCAGCCTTTTCTGCTTTGGCTTTATCAGCAGCAAGTTCTTCCTCAGTTTTCTGAGTTTCTGAACCTTTGTCAGAATCAGTACCCGTCGCGTTATCCTGCGTCTGGGTTTGCTCCTGAGTTTGTTGCTGCATTTCGCCAGCGCCTTGAGTTGTTTCAGTGGCACCAGTTGAAGCTGTATCTGCCTGACCACCTTCAGTGGATTGCTCATTGCAAAGACGGCGATGCAGCAAACGTTCAAATAAATTCATGGTTACTCCTGTTCACTGGCCTCTGCGGCCATCTTCAGATACTGATCGGGGCAGTGCGCCATGACGCGCTGAAACAGAACCAGAGCCAGGTTGCGCTGCCCTTCGTTGAATGCTGTGATGTGCGGATCTACGTTGAAGCATGCGCCGAACACCTGACCTTTCTCCAGCAGTGACCAGATCACGCGACGGCCCTGCTCGCTTCCCATAACGAACTGGATGTCGTCGATATCGCGCTGCGCCAGAAGTTGCTGTTTAGCGTCAAGCGCTGCTTTACGGCCTTCGTCGTCGATATCCATCATTGCTGCGGTGCTCCTGCTGCATTAGCGATAGCGGTTAATGCGCTAGGGTCAGTGGTCTGCGTTTCGCTGAGAGTCTTGGCTCCCTGCGCTGCGGCCTGCCCCATTGCCATTGCCTGTGCGGCTTGTTCCTGTTTGGCGCGTTCTTCTCGAATGCCCTGTACCTGCTCCTGCGGAACGATGACAGTTGGCGATACGCCTGACATTTCGGAGAACGCGTCGATAGCCTCATCAACATCGAGCTTGTCGAGTGCTTCAGGTTTGAACTGTGCCAGTTGACCGATGAAGCCAACGGTCTGCGACAGGCTGGTAAGGCCGATAGATTTCTGTGCCTGAGCCATCACGGAAATGTATTCGATGCGCAACGGCATACCCTGCATAACGTCAGGCGGTGGTGGCAGCATGTTCTTGCGCGCCATGATGGAGAAAACGCGGTCAATAAGCGGGTTTAGCGCTTCGTCGTTCAGGCGCTCGAGCACCGGGCCCAACATCAGCAGTTTCTCTTCCTTCATTTCGATCACAGCTTCCACCGGCATTGAGCGGGTGTTGATGTTTTGCAGCATCATGAAGAGGTCGACGAAGTAGGCGCTGTTGATGGTCTGGCGGGTATCCTGAATGTCAGCGAGCAGATCTGCAGTATTCGGGTTTACCAGGTATGCAGGTTTGAAACCGTCCTGACCGGTCATTACGTCGAGATACGTCACATCACCAGGCAGCAGGGAAACACGCTTTGTTTTTAGCGATGTAGGAGCAACCATCGGCGGGTTAGTGGCCTTGTCGATCAGCTGAGCTTTACGCTTCTGCTCAACCTGAAGCGCTTTAACCTGACCGAGTGCCAGCATGCCAGGGCAAGATGAGGCGTAAACATCCTCTCCATTCACTTCCCAGCGCGGCGCGAGGATCGGGAATTCATCGAAGCCGGATTCACGCAGCAGCTTGTCAGCATCGCCGCCAGTCTCAAAATAGACAGAGCGGAATGGCTTGTTCTTGCTGTCCATCTTCCCAGTGTCGCGGTTAACGTTTGGCGTAATGCAGTGGTTAACCTCGATCCACGTTTCGTACGTGCCGTTCTCAAACATGCTTTTAACGGACGTGCTGACGTTATCCAGACCGAATTCCAGCACAAGCTGACGAACAGTCATGGAGAACTGACGGAAGGAAGTGTCGACGCTGCCACGCGGGCTGTTAGCCAGGTAGTAGCTGCCAATCGGGAATGGCATTGTGCGGATCACGTCCTGGTCATCTTCGAGCACAGCCATTGCAGCGGTACCGAAAGTACCAAGGCTGGCGTACATGACAGGCAGTGACTGATACAGGTTCGATTTGTTGAAAACTTCGTTCATGCGGCGCTGCACAACTTCAAGCCAGACTTTCACCGGACCGTAATCCATCATGTCAGGGTCTGGCGTTGCCAGTTTGAACCATGGACGGGCCGGACTGGTGATACCAGACATCATGCCGCTGGACAAAATGCGCTGAGCCATTGAGCCAGTAGGATCAACAATCTTGGTGTTTCGACGATCATCACGGTTTACATCAGACGTCAGAAAGCGAGAACCGCGCGGATTGATGAAATCACTCAGGTCGCGCCAGTGCGACTCGAACGATGTGCGCTCATTCTTCAGCTGTGCAAGCTGCTTCAGCAGACGCTCTTTTTCGGTTTCCGCCATCTCTGCCTACTCCGTTACTGACCGAGCAGCGTTTTACCGCTGGTGTTTGCGGTTGAGGTGTCGCCCTGCGCACCAGTCAGCAGAGTGGAACTGCGGCCAGCTGCTGCACGGCGGCGGCGCTCTTCGTCGTCACGAGAACTGACAACTGCTGCATCCTGCTCCTGTGGCGCGGCCTGTACTTCTGGTGCTGCTGGCACTGATGGCTTGCTGCCGATACACATAGCAATAGCTCCGTACGCAATTAAATTATTACCAATTTAACCACATATGATTTATTTAGCGTAGGCTATTGACACTTATAACATCAGATATTACCTTTTAGGTAATTGATGTTGATGTAACTCAGTGGTTGTACGGCATATGGCACATGTGCCGCAGCGGTCCGGATGGGTTCCCTTGATGCTACTTCCCCAGCCGGGTAGCCGGAATGTGCAAGCCAGTGTTAGGTAAGCACGGACAGGCGACTCACCATCGTGGCTATACGGTGTGACACCTCGGAAGAGACGAGGATGTCAGCCATTCACGTTAAGCATCTAACCGGGTGCTTAGCGGGACTGGAAGAGTTACCACTTGGAGACGGTCCTTTTAAATGTCCTGGACAGTGGCGCTGACGACGGAGCGATAACCGAAGGTTGCATGCCCAACTGAAGGCATTGACTACCAGGAAAGATTGGGAGCCTGAAAGAATCAAGAGGCAGCTCTTTCAGGGTGATCCTGCCTAGTTGGTGAAAAGTCGTTATGCGGCTTCATTCCAGCCACGCTGGCTGTAAGGTCAGCACAAAACAGGTAAGAGCATTGCGACAATGCCAGCATTACGACCTTGAAATCGTAATCGCTTCAGTGCTCTTTCCGTTGTGGTGAATAAGGCATTGGTCAAGCGACTACCCACCGCTTGATTCTGAAAAAGCATCTGCGCAGAGTTGCTATGCCGAATAGACTGCGTACCACAACCCAATCACGCCTTAGGACCGTGATGAAGCGCCCATAAGAACGATGCTGTGTAGCTATTGGCGGTGGCAGTTTCCCTTGATGCTGACCACCGTCACTTTTACACCAGAACGCCATTGCGATGACGTTGCGCTGTAAACCCGTAAAGCCATGGAAGGCACCCTTGCTTCCAGTTCGCCCACTTCGGTGGGCATTTTTTTAAGGTGAGATTATGAAAACAGCTGATATGTTGGCTACGTATTTAGACGCATGGCCAAGCAAATACATCAGAATCTTTCAGGGTAGTGACTCCATTTTTTATGGTGAAGAATCTATCGGCGAAACTGATTTAGTAATAACTAAGGCAATACCCGGTGAACAACTGGCAGGGTTAATGCTGAGTGAAGATGCTGGAACGTGCATCACCTGTCAGGAGTGGGTTGCTGCACGTATGTCGGCAATGGAAAAGGGTGATGTGCCTGATATTTCTCGTGCCTACGTCAATAAAGAAAAAAGTGATGATGATTACATACGCGAACACTTATACAACATGAAGTTGCAATGTCTGCATGCGGCGCTTATTCAGAATGGGCAATTCGATAAAACCACTGCCACCAACATTGCGGAAGCCATCAACGCTGGATTTGATGCCATCAAGTAACGCCGTGACATGTCACAATTAGCCCGCCGACTATGGCGGCTTTGTTTTAACCCGCGAAAAGTTGCGGGTTCAAGCATATGATTTTGTTCCAAAATGCTAAAAGGCACTTTGGAAATTTCATCGACAAAAGCCGGTAATCCGTCTGAACCGATTAACTATCTGGTTAACCAGGCGCAATTTTGCGCCCATTTATTTTATTAACTATTTCCACGGGTCATAATCAGTCAGCGCCTTACCCTGCTGGCTTTGCTGCTGCCCATAGTTGAACTGTTTTTTGGTGACCGGAGCGGCATAAGTCAGCACATAGGCGTCGGCATTGTTCGGTGACCGGCCAAGCAATTCTTTCACCTCGTCCTTATCCTGTAAAATCTTCCTGCTGTCCTTCAGCCTGACTTTGTATTCAGGTGCGCTCAGTTCGTCGGCAAGTTCCTGGCTATCCAGTTGAGCCCCTAGCTTCAGCGCATCGCGGGCGGATTTGTACATCTCGCCGCGCTTATTGCCCATCTCGGGATCTGCCGTACCGCTGCCGAACATTATCAGCGTCCAGTTGCGCCCCCAGTTGTCGCCAACGGATTTTAGCCCTGTCCCATAGCCGTAATCGATAAACACAGCATCAGCCTGGTACTGGTCCTCGAAGTCGGCAATCACTTTCGCAAACAGCACATCGTCGGTGGTACGCTGCCACTCCCCAAGTTTCTTGCAGTGCAGTCCCTGCCGCAGGTAGATAACTGCCGGGTCTTTCCCCTGGTGAGACGGGTCGACGCCAAGAACTACAGCAGCGTGCTGGACCTGTGCCGGAGTGATAACCCTGCCAACAGCTGGTTGCGTCAGGCCGGAAGGAATGAACTGGTTTTCAGAAGCGTCAGGAAAGATCCCGCGCACACGGACCTTCACGAAGTCGCTGTCCTCGCCGTAGTCGTCCACCCATTTTTGCATTTGCTCCTTGTTGGTGCCTTCAACGGTGCGGGAATCAATCTGCGCACACTTCCATCGGTGTTTATATTTACGGAAGCATTCACGGAAACGCCCGGTGTTACGTGTCGGGTTCCCGAACGCCACCCAGATAATCTCTGTGTCTTCGTCCGTCAGCGCCCCCTCTGCTACCTCCCACACCAGATCGGCAATGTTGGACGCTTCATCGAATACCACGATGATGCGCTTACGCTCGTTGTGCAGCCCGGCGAACGCCTCGGTGTTGTGTTCAGACCATGGGATAGCGTCAGCGCGCCAGCGTTTATCGTGACCGGGATCATTGCTGTACATCGCTGTGGCGGTGCAGGTGAACCACTCCTTAGTGATAGCCAGGTTCGACCATTTGATGATTTCCGGCCAGGTCTTGGTACGCAACTGATTGTCGGTGTTGGCGGTTACCACCACCTTGCAATCCTCGCAGGTGGACATGCCCCAATTGATGAGCATCGAGATGAAAGCAGATTTACCGATGCCGTGACCGGATGCGCGGGCCAGCATCAGCGGCTGGTGACGGGTAGCAGGATTCTGTAGATGGTCGCGTATCTCGCGGAATGCATCAGCCTGCCATTTTCGCGGGCCGGTGGCATGCTCCAGTTCTGTCCCCTCTTCGCCCCACGGGAATGCATACAGCGAATATCCCAGCGGGTCATACGTGAACGAGGCGATATCTTCTACGAGCTGCTCTTCCGGCGACATGGCTTCGACTGTCATTCTTCACCACCAGCCTGCTCTTTCACGCGACGGCGGGCCTTCGCCATGCGGTCGGCAATGGTGACGGTGCCGGAAACCTCCAGGCGCTCTTTGAACGCGTTGACGTCGACGTGCTTACCGATAAGCTCGAGATTCCTCACCTTGTCAGGCCATTTGATTTTTTTGAGGATTGTCTCTATCGATGTCTCATCCATGTTCATGATGGTCGATGACAGGTCGAAACCGCTCAGCGTGGTACGCCATATCTTGGGCCACTCGCGGATCGGCTTCAGCGTGCCGTCATCGTTGAGGATATCCAGCACATCCATCTGGTCTATTTCCACCAGGCGGAGCAGCACGTAATCAGCACTGACGCGTAAACGCTTGTTGCGCTCCTCCATCAGCTCGGCGATCCGTTTCTGGATGCGCTCATCTCGCATCATGACACTGGCCTTGACCGCTGCCGTATTAGGTGAGAACCCTGCGTTAATCGCTGCCTGCGTCTGATTCTCAGGGCATTTGGTATATTCCTGCGCATAAGCCTCCTGCATCGCTGTCAGTGGCTTGTACTGCGTTGATTTGCGTTTTGGTGCTTTTGGTTCTGCGGGCATTGTTACCACCGAAGTAATAATTACCGTTTTGGTAATAGTAACACGCAAAACAAAGCCGCCATAGTCGGCGGCCATTGCAATTTATTGTCGCTATCGTGACATGTCACACTGATAATTTAGTCTCATGCCAGCCACGCGTCACCCAACATGCCGAATCACCGTCGCACGGGCATGACTCAACCGGCAGCGAATCGCCGCACTTACCACAGCGGTTAGCACTGATTGACTTAATACGACCACTAGCGCGGGCATCATCCTGGCGGATAAGCAGCGCGATGTACTCGCTCATTTCATACGGCGCACGACCAGGGCGACGGGCGGCGCAGTTCCGCGCCAACATCTCCAGTTCCTGCTCATCTATCACGAGTTCAATCTTGCGCTCGCCAGCGGCAGACTGGCGGCCCCGCTGCGCTGCTTTGCGTTCTGCTGCGGACTTAGCCATTACTCATCATCCTCATCCCAATCATCGTCGTTATCATCTACCGACCACAAAAGCGAATTAGTTGCCTTGCTAGCTTGTCTTGCATATCCACTGCGCCCAAGACTTCTCAAAACGTTGTATATTTCAAACATTTCGGTTCGCTCATCGCCGATGTCTAGATCACAGGCCAGTTTGTGACATTCGGTAGCGAGCGATGCCACCTTCTGAAGGAGTTCGGATTTGTTCACGACTTCACCTCCTGCTTAGGTTCTGCTGGAAGTGGCATCCAGTGAGTTGGTTTGCAATAAACGCCACCACCATTCGGAAGCGATGCAAACCTAAACCATCCCTCTGTTTCATTTCGTTCCATGTAGCCAACCATCTGCTCTTTCTTATCAGCGCAGTAAACCTGCACATCAACATCGCGTTCCGGCATCCGCTCGCTTACCGGAATCCAACCATCAGGAATCACCGGAGAGTTGCCATCCTCATACGCAACGCGTAACCAGTGGAAAAACACCTCCGTCATTACGCATCCACACTCGACGTCAATGGTTCCTGTTTGCTGTGATAGCCACTGCTCGAATGGCAACTTGCAATCGCCCTTTTCGTTGGCATCACCAGAATGGTCTACCATGTCGAGGTGTTGCTCGGTATGGTTGCCAGCCTGAAGCATGGCGGCGCGGCAGGAGTTCCATCCATCAACATAAGCTTGTGGTCTACCGAACTCACGCGGCCCTGTGTGCGCAGGCAATTCATCCGGCACCGTTGGCTGCGGCAACTGTGGTGCTGCGTAGAGTGCCCTTACCTGTTCTCCATTTGCTCGAAGTGAAAATACCTCTCCAGGCTCTACATCCACCCATACGCCAGCCTCTTTGCAGGCCTGATACACAGGCTCCTGCTCCATGCTGGCGAGTAGCTGGCGGGCCATGGCTGCGGCATCACAGCATTGAACGTGATCGGTTTCCACTATCTGCTGCAACTGCTCTTTGGTGAATTTGGCCATGGGTTAGTCCTTACCGATAACTGCGTTAATTTGATTGAGAACGATATCTGTCATCAGGCCTTTACCGTTTACAGCAACGTGGGCCAGAATTTCACTGCGTGCGGCTTTGAGTGTTCCGACGCTCACCATGACAATTCTCTGATTATCTTTGCTTGCAGACTTCAAGCGCTCTAAAGGAGATTTGTCAGCCATCAATCCCCCTTCACGCCAATGCCAGCGTAGATCAGTTTGGTATTCACGTCGCCTTCAAAAATAGGCAGCACACCAATAGCAGCAGCCCAGTTTTTAGCTAACTCAGGGTCTGATGTCTCATCGGTGTAATCTGATGCCCGCCACCCAATCAGTCGTTTCTGACCAGGAATGTCAGAGTTTCGCTTCTCCGTTGCTTGCTCCAGAGCATTAAGAAGTGTCCGTATTTCCTGCTGCTGAGTAGAGATTGTTGAGTCTTTGGCTTCCAGTTCATCCAGCAGCGCCAGCACAACCTCTGGGGTTATAGCATCATTGAATTCGTCGCGGTCATAACCCCAACTATCGGATGCTGCTCTCTCCGCCGCTTCACGCAGCGCCTGTTTGTTGAGTGCTGTCATTGGGCTGCCTCCCAGCAGATTTGAACCGCATAACTGGTTTTAACGCGCTTAACCACGCCAATTGCCTCAAGCTTTTTCAGGCGGCGCAATACGTACGCAGTTTGAAGTGAGCGATAGTCATCGCGAAGCCAGTTAGTAGCTACGTATGTCATGCATGGACCTCGACGCTTCAGTATCGCAATGATTTCTTCATCAGTTGGCTTGCTCATAGCGCGGCTCCTTTGCGAAGTTGGGCGGCGAACTCGTTGGCCACCGCTGAATATGGATGCTCATTACCACCGACAACCTTCAGGCTAGCAGCGAACAGTTCCACACCCTGCGCCCGCACTTCAGCCAGGAAAGCGTCTGTCGCAGTGGTTTTGACATCGCACATGAATTCAAGCGCATCGCTCCCATCAAGATTGCAGAACTCCCATACAGACGAATAGAACTCGATACCAGGCCAGGTTGCGAGCTTATTCATTTTGTCATTCAGCGTTACATTCTCCGCCGCCAGCTCCCTGCACTTGCTCTCGGCGTTAGCGAGCTGTACTGCCATGTTGGTTGAGCGAACAAACTGCACTTCAAGCTGTGTAGCCAGATCGCTAATCAGTTGCGCCAGGCTGCGCACGTCGACAGCACCGCATGATGCTTTCAGCTCAGCCGCGCGCTCATGTCCTAACTTCGCTAACTCAATGATATTGCTTCCCATTATTACCCTCGCTTACCCGTATAAGTTATTGATTAGGTTGATAACTAAAAGGATCGTCGATTTAGAACTCTTCGACGCTCCACCCGCCACCCGCTTTCTTTGGCTTAACCGTTACCCCGATGATGCGAAACGGGTACTGGTCTGCTGCGACTTTTGTTTTCACCCTGGCATCGTCGGTCCAGAAGCCTTTCACCTCATGCAGTTCCATCTCGCCGGTGGTTAGCATCACTGCGAAATCAGGCGTATAGAACGTGTTATCAGCCAAGCGCAACTTGATGCCTTCGAACCGATACCAGGCGATTTCCCCGGCATGCTTGCGTAACTCCAGATGCTGGCAGTAAGCCGATTCGGTTTTATTCATCTGGCCAGTTTTGAGCCTTCCGAGTGCCTGCAACTGCCTTTTCATGATTTACCTCTCAGGTAATTTAAATCCACAAATGAGTTAATTTCAATAGCAATGCGCATATTTTATTACCTTTTTGGTAATTATACGGATGTAAAAAAATGCGCTACTGCGCCGGTATTACTTGATGAGTCCTGCCGCCCTCCCTCGCCTGTATTCCTCCATAAGCCACTGCGCCGGTGTTATCCCTCCCAGGGTAGCTGCGTTCGGCATACACCCGAAACTTCGCCCTGGTGGATGGTAGGCGCTACCTGAGCCTGTTGGTGGTGTGCTCATTGGTTCTGGCTTGGCCTGTATGCTGAGTATTGGATCTGGAATCTGGTGACCGGATGCCACTTTTGCCGACCATTCATCCAGCAGCTTGCGAGCATGCTTCTCAACTTCAGCCTCACTCAGTTGGCGCTGATACATCGCCCTGCGGGTATCACACACAATCCAGTACATGACCGGATGGCGCCACGGGAATCGCTCTGGTCCACCAGGCTGGAGGCTTTTCTCTTTGGCGTAACGGTGAAACTCACCCATCACATCCTCGATGCTGATCCCCAGTACCATCTTGCTGTCTTTGCACCACTTGATGAATTGCCCTGGCGAAGGCCAGAATGGTGATTCACTGGCGCGGGCATGTCGCATCCCTGCCGATACCTGCTCACGGGTACGGATGCCACCTTCGGCGAATGCCGCGATCCACTGTTGCTTTGCTGCTGTCTCCTGCGCTGGAGTCTTCAGGTTGGTCTGCTCAGCCGCCGGGAATAGCTGCTTAAGCTGTTTAAACAGGGCGTCCACAAGGCGCTCTGCCGTGATGTTCACAACGTTGTCGCTACCTGCATATTGACGGTCTGAACCGGTTAAGCTGGCCATAGTCTCAGCGTCTCGGTTCTGGATGGCGGTAAATACGTTATTCACAGGAAATCCTCCCACGCCTCTGGACTGTTCCAGTGCGGTACGTTGTTTTCAGGTGAGGTCAGTTTGTTCTGTCTGCTGATCTGCAGACGTCTGGCAAGTTTTTGCTCCCATTGCGCATGGTGGAAAGCCTTACCCTCGGCCATCCAGTAAACCCTGAACTCTGCAAGCTCCTGTGGTGTTGGCTGGCAATCCAGGTTAATGCCCTGCAATGAAGACACCCGGAGGAAATCATCCGATGGTGACCAGTGCTCATGCATGACAAATTTCCCGAATTGCCCAAGTCCACCAGGAGGGACAAAGTTGTTAATCACTGCGTTGTTGGCGTCAGTCCTCTGAGGCACTAAACCCCCAGTTTTATCGCCCCTCTCCTTCTCTTGGTTATATGACTGGTTAACTGATAGGTTCTGCATCCCGTTTTTGGGATCATTCAACTTCCCGTTTTTGGGATCATTCAACTTCCCGTTTTTGGGTATATTCCCAATATTGGTAACATTACCGTTTTTTGGTATGTTTAAAGAGAAAACCCGGACCCTTCTTGTTGCCCCTTTTCTTTCTCCTGTATCTGAAATTAGTCCCATTCCGATGAGCGAAATAAGCCCCGACTGAACTGTTTTTTTATTCAGGCTTGTGTCGGTAACCAGGCGTTCGATGCTTGGGTAGCACAGGTTGTATTCATCGGCTCGATCAGCCATCGAGAGCAGGATGAGTTTCAGTGATGAGCTGCCCGGATTTGTTTTCCATGCCCACTCTGTTGCGTGTCTGCTCATGGTAAATACCTGTCGTCAGCTTGAGTGTTGCAGGCTGGCTTCGGCCATGAGCTGCTTTATTTCTGCCTGGCGGCGCAGGCTCGTGTTGATGGCGCATGTAACGCAGTGCCCGTTGTAAACGTAGCGCTCACTGTCATGACCATGCTTACACTGTTTTCCGGTGTAATAACGCTTAAGACCTGCCTTTGCAGCGTCAAGGCGAGTAATAATCTCCATTGCACAACCTCATTAACGTTTACTATTACGATGATTTTGATGCAGGAAGAAAAAAAGATCAACCGTATATGGTTTTTTATTACCAGAAAGGTGTTTTATGCAGGAAGGAGCCGCCAGGAGATGGCGGCATTGATGTGTTCAGGGGAATTATCGGTCGTAGAAGAAGAGCACTAATTCAGGTTTAGACTTTGTCCATTCGCGGGAGCGACATGCTTTAAAAAGTCCGTCCATCAGTCGCTTACCTGGCATCTTGCGGCGCCCGGTCAGGTGCGTCTGGATGTAATGACTGGTGGTTCCGGCTTCATCTGCAAATGCTTCACGCTCATCAGGAGACAGTCCCAGCCAGTGCTTTTTGAAATCAAATTTTTT